AAATACACGGAACTTGAATTGAAATATAAAGCAGATGTTGTTGGCAAGGGTGTAGACTCACAACCTGTCCAAGCTGGTAATTTAAAGCAAATGTCTAATATTGAATTATTGCAGAGGTTAGCTGCTAGATGAATATAGAGCGATGGGTAAAAACCAACCGTTTAACCGATGAGCAATTAGCCATTGCGAATGAACTGAATGAGCGTGGTATTGAAACATTTACTGATGCTGTTTTTAGTATTGGTGAGCCAGCTCTGGCAATTATTAGCTCATCTATTGCTGAGCCTATTGCTGGACTGGCTGGATTGGGTATGGCTGCGTTTGAAGATGTGAATTCGGGAGTTAAGACAATCGAACAGGTAAAGAATGCCTTATCCTATCAACCTAGAACCCGTGGCGGCAAAACAGGCATGAAATTCGTTGCCGATACCTTGCAGCCTGTTTCTGATGCCTTTACAGCCGCTGAGGATTATCTAGGCGATAACACTTTAGAGCTTACTGGAAGCCCACTTTTAGCCGCTGGTGCTGCTACCATTCCTGCTGCTATAGCTGAACTCAACCCACTGGGCAAGGCTTCAAAACAAGCCACCAAGATGGACATATTCGCGGGCAAGAAGGCGAAAACTGCTGACTTGAATAAGCAGGCAATGGCTGAAGAATTGCTAAACCGTGGAATGGATAGGGACACAATATGGAAGGAAACAGGCTGGTTTAAGGATGTGGACGACCATTGGAAGTTTGAAATTGATGATAGTGAATTTAAGCTTAACCCGTTCGCCCCCAAAAAAGGGGAGTTTGAAGTTAAGACAGCGGGAGGGGATTTGTATCAGCATGACCAACTGCAAGCATCCTACCCTGAAGTTCTGGATAATATTACTGTTTCTTTTGAGCCGGAGATGGGAGGTCAGGGGTCTTATAGGTCAATTGGCGAGTCTGAATTATTAGGGAGGCCACAAGAGCATTTTATAAGGGTTAAAGACCCCGGTAATATAAAATTAGGTGGAAAAATTGAGCAGTGGAATAAAAAAATAGAGGAATGGTCAAGGCCCGAGTATCCTGAAGAAATGGCGAAAAAATATGACCTAACCATAGAAGAAGCTAAAGCGGAAATTTTTGAAGATATAGAGATCCTTAAAGATAATATAAAAGCTGAAGCATTAATCCCTGAGGGCGGGGTTGATTTTTATAAGCCGACAAGGAGTACCGTTTCGCACGAAACACAACACGCAATACAAGAACGAGAGGGTTTTTCGAAAGGTGGAAGCGCTCAAAGTTTCGCTGATGAATACAATAAAAACCTTCATAATCTAAATTACTTCCATGACGAAAAGACCAATGCCATTCTAAAAGCTCGAAAAACACCAGAATATTTGGATAATGAAGCCAAGATAAATAAAGCGCTTGATAATGGTGATAAAAACAATCTCCCTGATCTTTTGGCTAATAGGAGAAGAATGGAGGCGGATGCGACCAGCGATATATCGAGAGAAATTATTGCACTAGAGGAAGCTAACAGACTTAATCCATTTGAAAAATACCAGCGTCTAGCAGGTGAGGCAGAGGCAAGAAACGTTGAGTCTCGATTAAACATGACCCCTGAAGAACGAGCGACTACACCTCCTTGGAAAACGCTAGACGTTCCAGAGGATGAGCTTATCCTGAAGGATGTGTCGGGCTTGTCTATGAGTGAGGGTTCGCCAATACAGGTAAAAAAAGGTAATAATTTTCTATTCGATTTCGATCCTGACATGCTGGAAAAAACAGAATTTGAAGTGAAAAATATTGAAAACTATAAAGGTGATGCAAAAAAGCCGATAACCGTAACAAAAGACGGCGGTAAGTTTAAAATACTGGACGGGCATCATAGAGCTAAAATAGCAAAAGAAAGCGGAGATAATGTTAGGGCAGTTGTAATTCCCGTCAAAGATGTTAAAAATATGAAGAAGAAAGGGGTGCATCCTGCGGATATGCGAACAGAATGGATTTCAACAGAAGCACACCTAAATAAATAAAAGGCACAAAAATGAGCGAACAAGTAACAAAAAACGACAATGCCGCCTTTATCTTCGGGCAAGAGGCGGAAGCGGTACTAAATAATAAGGCCTATAACTTTGCAATAACTGCAATGAAAGGGGATATTGTTGCAAAATTAGCAATTAATCCTATTATGGGTGATAATGACTCAACGATTGAGCTTGTACGCCGTTTGCAGTGTATTACTGACCTAGAGGCAAAGCTTGAGCAGATTATGCGGGATGGTAAGTTTGCAGAAGCTAACCTAACCGCAAATGAAAATAACCAGAAAAGGAATAAGCGATAATGCTAGACACTCTTTTAGAACCTAGTGAAATTGCCGACAAGTTTTATAACAAGTCAGAAGCCGAAGACTCCGAACAGGAACAATTGGAAGCCGATGACGATGTGGAAGAATCCAGCGAGGAAGAAGACGCTGAAGAGTTGGAAGGTGAAGAAGCTGAAGATGAAACAGAAGACGAAGACGGTGACGAGCCTCTAGACGTATTTGGTCAAGAGATAACTCGTGAAGACTTTGAAACTATGCAGAAACAACAGTTGATGCACTCCGATTACACTAAGAAGACGCAAGCATTAGCTGACGAACGAAAGAAGGTTGAAGCGCTAAACACTGACTTAAGTTCATATATTGCTGAGTTTGAATCTACTTATGTGAATGAGGCAAGTGAAGAGGAATTAAACGAGCTTTTAGAAGATGGTGACACAGCGGAATATCTGCGACGCACCAATGAAATTAAAGCTAACAAGGCGAAGCTAGAGGCTATTAAAGCCAAGCAAGCCGAGGCGTTTAAAGCCATACAAGCTGACGAAAACCAAAAGCTAATTGAGCTGATGACTGATTGGGCAGACCCTAAAACAGGGCCAGAAACCCAAAAGGCTGATATTGATAAGGCTCTAGGTTATGCGGAAGCTGTTGGATTCACTAAGGAAGACCTCGAAAAGCTCGCAGACCATAAGGTTATTCGAGCATTAATCGACGCTGGCAAATATCAGTCGCTGAAAAAGTCTAAGCCTAGTTTAACTAAGCTGAAAACGAAAGTAGCTAAGAAAGCCAGTAAAAAACCAGCTCGCAGCACTAAGAAATTAAGTGCAGCAGAGTTATTCTACCCTAAGAAGGAAAAATAAGATGGCTACTCTAGCTAATAACGTATTGACGTTAAACGATTGGGCAAAACGCCGCGATCCAGATGGTAAAACTTCCATGATTGTTGAGGCTCTTAGTGAGTCGAATATGATCTTAGAAGATATGATGTTCAAAGAAGGTAACTTGCCTACTGGTGAGCGTGTGACAATCCGAACAGGTTTGCCGGATGTTTATTACCGCATGATGAACGAAGGTATTCCAAAATCTAAGTCTACCACTGCTCAAATCACTGAAAACGCTGCTGAATTGACGGCACTTTCTGAGATTGATAAAAGCACTGCTGACCTAGAAGGCAATGTAAACGAATTCCGCCTAAGCGAGTCAATGGCTTTCCTTGAAGCTATGTCGCAAAAGCAAGCGGAAACTTTGTTCTACGGCTCTGCTTCTAACCCAGAAGAGTATGTTGGATTGGCTAACCGTTACGGCGATTTGTCTGCTAACAACGCTCAGAACATCTTAGACGCTGGCGGTACTGGCTCAGACAATACGTCTGCATGGTTAGTTTCTTGGGGTTCTCAGACTGTTCACGGTGTATTCCCTAAGGGTTCAGTGGCTGGTATTCAGCATACAGACCACGGTGAAGACTGGGCGTTTGACTCAAGTAATAACCGCTTCCGCGCTTACATTGATAATTACGAGTGGAAAAACGGCTTAGTAGTTAAAGATTGGCGCTATGCTGCTCGTATTGCAAATATCGACGTATCAGACTTGGTTGGTTTGACTGGCACTCAGGCTCTAGCGGCTTCTACCTCATTGATTAAGTTAATGAGTCGAGCTATTGACCGTATGCCGTCACAGACTGGCAATATGGCTTTCTATGTTAACCGTACTGTAGCGTCACACCTACGCATCATCGGCCTAGAAAAGTCTAACTCTGCTGTATCTGTTGAGCCTGGTTTAAACCAGTTTGGCGAAAACATCATGGTTACTCGTTTCCTTGGCATTCCGGTGCGCTTGGTTGATAAACTTTCAGAAACCGAAGCCCGCGTGGTTTAAGGAGAAATATTATGATTCTTGATTCTTTGTTGAAGTTCTCAGATGCTCAAGCACTGACCGCAACTGCTGACTCTACCAATGTTATTGATCTAAGCAATGATCGTGATATTGGTAAGGGTGAGCCGATGGCACTTGTTGTAACAGTTGGCGTTGCTGCTGACTTTACAACTGGCGACGAAACCTATCAGTTCCAGCTTGAAACTGATGATAATGCGGCGTTTAGCTCTGCGACTGTTATTGGTGATGTTACGGTGGCTGCGGCTAACCTAGCGGCTGGTGATAAGGTGGTTATTCCTCTAGGTCAAACTAATGAGCGCTATCTACAGGCTCACTATGTTCTTGGTGGTACATCCCCAAGTGTAACAGTTGACTCATACTTACAGCCATTAAGCATGGTTGATGCTTCTGCTACTTACGCAAGCGGCTATTCAATTACATAGGGTGACTTATGAAAGTGAAAGCTCTTAAACAGGGCTTCTTTAATGGTCAGATTCAGCGTGAAGGCGCTGAGTTTGCCATTGATAGTGATGAGCAGCTAGGAAGCTGGATGCAAGTCATAGAAGAACCCAAGCAAGAAAAGCCTAAGCCTAAAAAGCAGAAGGCAAAAAAAGAAGAAGTTCAGCAAAAGCTAGACTAATTCATTTAAGGCCCAATCCGTAAAGGTGCGGGCCTGTTTTATATTGAAGGTGATTAAGTGGCTTTAGATACATACGCAAACCTTAAAGAAGCTGTTCAGGATTGGTCACATCGTACTGATGTTAAGAGTCGCATGGATGACTTTATCTTAATTGCAGAGCAGGAGATGTATAACAATAGCTTCGAGGCTCTAGAAGTGCGCTCACAGGAAGTTAAGACTGCTACTGATACAATCGTAGGTTCTAAGTATATAGCGCTACCAGACGGCTACGAGTCAATGCGCAGCATTCTTATTGATGATAAGTCTACAGATGCAAATCAGTATGAATTGACATACAAAACCCCAGAATTATTACGCCGCCATTCAACTAATGGCCGCCCGTGTGAATTCACAATAACAAACCAGATTGAATTCGACCGCCCTGCTGATGCTATTTACAATATTGAGATTCAGCACTTGGCAAAAGTTCCAGCTTTGACAGCCTTAAATCCGACTAACGATATTCTTACCAACTACCCATCCATTTACTTGTCTGGCTGCCTGTGGGCTTTATACAGCTGGGCAAAAGACCCGCAAAGTGCTGAAATATCTTATCAGAAGTTTATTAGTGCTATCCGTGGCGCTAATGACGCGGCTCGTAGTGGTAAGTATGGCCCAGCTCCAGTAATGAGAAGCGAGGGCTGGGTGGTATGACGTTTCAATCCGTACCTATTAACTTTGTTGGACAGTCTTATCAACATCGTTCGCGCTCGCTATCATCTCAAGTGACTATGAACCTGATTCCTGAGTTTGTGCCAAGCGGTAAGACTCAGACAGCTCTAACAGCATGGCCTGGTTCTAAATCATTCTCTACGGGTTCAGGTAAAGATAGGGGGATGCACGTCTTTGCCGGTACTTTGTTTAAGGTATCAGGTAATACACTGGAATCAATCGCGGCGAATGGCACACGAACAAGTTTTGGCACTATCGACGGAAGCAATCCTTGCATATTCGCTGATGATGGCTACACAATGCGAATAGCAACTGGGAATAAGGACTACCAAGTAAAAGATGGTGTTCTTTCAGTTATTGTCGACCCAGACTTAAACCCCGGTAACTCAGTAGCTTACATTAATCAGCAGATGATCAATGATTCAAATGGCGGCCAGTTTCAAGTGTCTGATGTTGGCGTACCTGGCTCTATTTCTGCCAATAACTTCGCCACTGCTGAAAGCTCACCAGATGACACTATTCGCGCCTTTGCGTTTAATGAGCGTCTTTATTTGTTTGGTGATGGCAACTCGACGGAAACTTGGTGGAACTCAGGCAGCGGGAACCCACCGTTTGACCGTGTGCAGGGCGGGACTATGAATATTGGTATTTCTTCGCCTTACTCAGCAGCATCGAGCACTGATTTTGTGTACTTTCTTGGTTCTGATAATTCGGTATATCGTTTCTCTGCTACTCAGCCAGAGCTAATAACACCCACGGCAATATCGGCAATATTCCAAAGCTATACGACAACGACTGACGCTAGGGCTTATGTGGTAAATATTGAGGGAATGTCCTTCTATGTTATCAACTTCCCTACAGCGGGCAAAACCTGGGCGTATAACGAAGACGGAAAGGCATGGTTCCAGTTATCGACCGGCGCAGACCAAGATAACTATACTGGCACATCATACGCTGAGGCTTACGGAAAGAAATACATCAGTAGCGGCGGGAATATTTTAGAATTAGATATTGATACCTTTACCGACAATGGTGAGACAATCATTCGTGAACGTGTTACGCCTCCAGTTGTAAGCCCTAATGGTAATCGTATTGAGATGTCTAGCTTAACCTTGTTGATGGAAACAGGCACAGGCTTAATAACTGGTCAAGGTGTTGACCCAAAGGTAATGATTCAAGCATCCTATGACGGTGGCAAGTCGTGGGGGGATGAAGATTGGGTTGATATTGGCAGGCTCGGCGCAGGTCGTGTAAAAGTCGAGTGGTACAATATGGCCTCTGCTTATGAGATACTTATACGAGTTCGTGTGAGTGATCCTGTATTTGTTTCGTTTCATAGCGCTTCTATAATGCTTAGAGAGGCTGGCTGGTAATGGCTACTAAAGTTGATCCGTTTGTTATCCCAATCCCTAGAAGTCTTAATCAAGACCCAGAAACGCGGCGCTATTTTGAATATCTAAACCGGTGGGCTCATGATATGTGGGTGCGCTCTGGCGCTGCTACTGATGCCGTGTCGGTAATTGGTTCGGAATCAAACCGAAAGGCAGATACTTTACTCTATTCGGTATTGGATAAGGTATCATTAGGTGATGAGCTAACGGCAGATACAACAGGCTTCACCGCTGATAATACAAACTTCACAGCAGACATGACGGAATCCTAATGGCACAACAATTAATAAACATAGGCGGCGCTGGTGGTGACGGCACAGGTACTAACTGGCGAACATGCTGGGACTACACTAATCAAAACTTTACCGAGCTATACGCAATAGCCAACGATGTTGGTGTTCAGTTTGTGGGCGTAGAGTCAGACTTTGCAGTTCAAAATGCAACGACAATCACACTAGAATCGAAAAAGGTTTACTGGATAACAGCGGGAATAACCACGGCAAAGCGATTCATTGTTGAGGATGGTGCGGTACTTACTGCCATGAATATCTTAGGCGACCCGCTAACCTATACCGGCAGTGGTTCAATGTTTACCGGTACTGATGCTTCTTTTACTATTCAAGATATTGCCATCGACCACCCTAACTCTCAGGCCTTTAGTTTTACTGATAATATTGGCGGTGCAAAGCTGTTCATTGCTAGCAAAGTTAGGAATTATACCGGGCTTAAGTACGGCACATTCAACAATATGCAAACCGTCTTAATAGAAGGTAGTTCGGCCTTGGCAATGGATGACGGCATCTCGCTGACGGGTTCAAGTCAGATTATTGTGTCTGTTGATAAGTTATTTATGGGGTCATCGAGTGCTACATTTAAAGGCTTGGATTTAGGCTCGTCAATATCACAGACTATTGAGATGTCGGATCTTATTGTTAATGCTCCAGCTGGAGCCTACGGCATTTCCGGCCTAGCATCTAGTGGCAACGTACCTTCTGGCCGCCTAGCAATGGTCAGTAATAGCGAGTTTGGAGGCGGATTAACGCCACTGCAAAACATCACAACGGATGATATTAGATGGCAGTTTTCAAACAACACACCCATACCAGATACGTTTGCTGATGCCTTCTTATCAATGCGCGCGAATGCCACAGCAACCACAATAGCGGCGATCAACACGCCTGTTAAAGTTGCTGGAACCTGGGTTATTGAAAGGCAATCTATTTTCACCTGCACAACAGCAGGCCGAGCAACATACAACGGAGAACGAGACATTGTTATCCCTGTTGATATTACGTTATCAGCCGCTCCGGTATCAGGAACCAATAAAACGGTTAAGATATATCTAGCCAAGAACGGCACAGCAATAGCTAATAGTGAAATGCTTAGCCGTATAGACTCGGGCGACTCTAAAAACATAAGCACTATGTGGCAGCTATCAATAACCACAGGTGATTATTTAGAAGTATTTGTTGCCAATGGTTCAGATACAACTAATATCCTTGTTTCTGACGCATTATTCAGGGTTCGATAATGACTGATATAGTTCTAGTAGCCAGCCAAACAAACGGCGCACCAAATGCCATTGAGCAGTTTTACCAGTCGCCTACGGGCGGCAATGGTACGATAATTACGGCATTTTCTGCCATTAATAACTCTGGTGTTAATGCTTCGTATAAGGCGTATATCTACGACTCCACAGGCGCAGCGGTTGAACCTGTTATTCCAACGAAGATAGTAGTGCGGAATCGGTTTGATATTGCGCCATCAATAACTAATCAGCTTATCCCTAATGGCGGATCACTTCGTATGGAATCAAGCGCAGCAGACTCAATCACATTCCGCGTTTCTGGTGTTCAGTTATGATAGTTATCTGCGAGGATTATGATCTGATAAACCATTTCATGTCCTTACCTGAAATAGCTAGATATAGTCGAGAGTTTGGGGCGGTTGGTCAGAATTACACACCTGATAAGCGTGAGTTATGGTTAGCCTACTCAGTAGATGGAATGGCGGCAGGGCTTATTAATCTGCACTCAGTCTCAGGCTCTGCATTCCAGTTTCACCCCTACATATTAAACGAACATAAGAAAGATTATGTTAAAATGTGCGTAATGTTTTTTAAGTGGTTCGATGAATTTATGCCAGCGCAAGCGGTAAAGTTAAACGCGGTAATACCATCACTTTACAGGGCTGCTCTAAGGGCTGCCGAGTCGGGCGGAATGACCAAAGAAGGTACAGACAGAATGAGCTACAGAACAAGAACAAAAGTATGTGATAGAATACTTTATGGCATAACGCGCGAGGAAATTCAGCATGGGTAAAGAATTAGCATCAATCGACCCAACAACAAAAGACGGTCTAGCAAATCTTGCTACAGGCGGCCTATCTGGACAATTTAATGCCGTAGGCGATGGCTTGGCAAGAATTGGGGATAAAATAGATGACAATCTTCTAGGCGGTAATGAAGAAGATGCAGCCAAGGAGGCGGCAAGGCAACAGGAAGAGGTTGGCAGGTTAGCACTACAGCAGCAGAAAGAAGCAACCGAACAGATTCGCGGCGACTTAGAACCATTTAGAACACTGGGCTCTGATTCTATACCTCTACTGCAAGGCGCGGTTAATGACCCTTCAGCTAGAGTTCTAAGCAATCCATTCTTTCAAGCCATGGCAGCAGACCAAGAACAGCGCCTAATGGCATCAGCAGCAGCTAGAGGAAAGCTAGGCTCAGGCGCCGCCTGATCGTGACTGGGAAAC